TTCAGAAAAAAAGTTTTTAACAGAAGAAGAAAAAAATTCATTAAAAGAAATTCAACAAAAAACTCAAGCATTGATTACTGAGTTAGGAGAAATTGAATTAATTAAAATTCAAATTGAAAATCGACACCAAGAAGCTAAAAGCTTTCTTATAGAACTTTCTAACCAAGAAAAAGAATTTACCCAATCTATAATTAATAAGTACGGTAAATCTAGTATCAACCCAGAAACTGGTGAAATTGTATTAGTGGATTAATTTGGTTTTAATACACCATATTTATAATAAAATAATTTATTTACAATGGCAGAAACAATTGTATCACCTGGTGTATTAGCAATAGAAAATGACCAGTCTTTTATAACTCAACAACCTATTCAAGCAGGTGCCGCTATTATTGGTCCAACTGTTAAAGGTAAAGTAGGTATTCCTACATTAGTTACTACATTTACTCAATATAAAAATATATATGGTGATACTTTTATAAGTGGTGGACAAAGTTATACTTATCTTACAGCTATTTCTGCTTTTAATTATTTTACAAACGGTGGTACTTCATTGTTAGTAACTCGTGTTGTTAGTGGCAGCACAACTACAGCTTGGACTCCTGCTACATCTTCATTTATTTCAGCATCTGCTCATTCTGCTGGATCTCCTTATAATTTAGATGTATTTACTTTAGAAACTCTTGCTGAAGGGGATATAATGAATAGTGAAGGACCTACAGGCACATATAATACTTTATTAAGTGGTTCAGCAAATAATTTTAGGTGGGAAGTTCAATCCCCAGACATTAATAACGGCACATTTAATGTATTGATTAGACAAGGAAATGATACTATATTAGCTCCTTCTATTTTAGAAACATGGGTATGTTCATTAGATCCTAATTCTTCAAATTATATTGAAAAAGTAATTGGTAACCAAACAGAAAATGTTGTTAACGATCCTACTACAGGTGAATATTATGTTCAACTTTCAGGAAGTTTTCCTAATAAATCATCGTATGTTAGAGTTAAACAAGTAAATCAAACAACTCCAAACTATTTTGATAATAATGGTATTCCAAAAAACCAATATACTGGTTCTTTACCTTTAGCCGCTAGTGGATCTTTTGGAGATGGAAAAGGTAGTAATATCCCTTCAGGTATTGCTGGTGCATATTATGAAAATATTTCAAATACAAATGTTCAAGGATTAACAGCTAATGATTATACAGAATCTATTTCATTATTAGCAAATCAAGATGCGTATAATTACAATTTTATAACTGTTCCTGGACTAATAGGTGATTCAACCCAATATCCTCTTCATTACTCTGTTGTAAATCAACTTATTAATGTAGTTCAAAATAGAGGGGATGCAATGGCTATTATTGATGTAGTAGGATATAATTCAAATATTCTTCCTGTTGTTTCTAGTGCTGGTAATTTTAATACATCGTATGCTGCAACATATTGGCCTTGGCTAAAAACTATTGACCTTTCAGGACAACAATCATGGGTTCCTGCTTCAACTATGATTCCTGGAGTATACGCTTTTAATGATTCTGTTGAAGCTCCTTGGTTTGCCCCTGCAGGAACTAATAGAGGGGTTTTAACTACTACTATTACAACTGAAAAAGTGATTACACAAGCTAGTAGGGATTTATTATACCAAAATAATATTAACCCAATTGCAGTTTTTAGCGGAATCCCTAACCCAGTAGTATTTGGACAAAAAAACATTACAAAAGAAAAAAAGTGCTTTAGATCGTGTAAATGTACGTCGTTTATTAATTGAATTAAAATCATATATTTCTCAAGTAGCAAACAGTTTTGTATTTGAACAAAATGATACTGCTACTAGATCAAACTTTTTATCTATTATAAACCCGTATTTAGCTTCTGTACAACAACAACAAGGTTTAACAGCATATCAAGTAATAATGGATGAAAGTAATAACCCACCAAATGTAGTTGATAATAACCAATTAATTGGACAAATTTACTTACAACCTACTAAAACTGCTGAATTTATTATATTAGATTTTAATATATTACCTACAGGTGCAACCTTCCCTCAACAATAATATATTTTAGAAGAAAAATTGATATTTATAATAAAAAA